ATCCCGATCGAAGGCGTCAAGACCGACACCGACAAGGTCACCCGCGCACGGGCGGTCGCCGCCAAGTACGAAGCGCACAAGGTCCACCACCATATTTCGCTCAAGGGCAGCGAGTTCGAGCTGGAGTTGGCCAGCTTCCCGAAGGGCCATGACGACATGATCGATGCGCTCGGTCTGGCCATGGATCTGGGCGGCGATGGGTTCTACTTCGGCAAGATCAAACGATAGAGGCGGAGGCTCATGTCCATCCCTGAACTCGAGGACGTGCCCTTCGTGGACGGTCCGCGCAAAATCCAGAAGTACCTCGCCGTGCTGTTCAAGGCACGCGGCATTCCTACGCACCAACTGACTTTCGAGCAGTCGGTGGCACGCATGAACAAGGCCAACGAACACAACTTCGTCAGCACCTACTTCGACGACATCAAGGCCGAGCACCTGCGGAAGTACGGCTCATGAGCGTCATGGACACGGTCCGCGGCCTGTTTCTCTCTGAGCGGCCCAAGGCCACAGCCGAGAGCAACGCCGTGCTGACCTACCAGATGCCCGCCAAGATGGGCAAGAGTTCTGTCCAGCTCTTCCGCCACTGGGCCGAGCACAGCGAGTGGGTACGGGCAGCCGTCAACATTCGCAAGAGCCAGGTCAGCCAGTCAGAGTGGGACATCGTTCCGTTCGACCCCGACAAGCCGTATCCACGGCGCGCCGCGCAACAACTGCGTGAGCTGTTCAAGACACCCAACCCGCGCGACGGTGACTTCCGCACCTTTGTCGAGCAGGTGGTCGAGGACCTGCTGGTGCTCGACGCAGGCTGCGTCGAAGAAGTACGCGGCCTGGGCGGGCGAACGGTCGAGCTGTGGCCGGTCGACGGCGGCACGGTCCGCGTCGCCACCTACTGGGACGGCGACCCTGACGAGTCGCGCTACTTCTGGTATCCGGACAACCAGGAGCGGGCGAGCTGGAAGAACCAGGACTTCATCTACATGATGCAGAACCCGCGGACCTACCTACCGGTCGGGCTGTCGCCGCTGGAGACGCTCAAGATGGCCATCGACGCCGAGCTCGGCGGCATGGCCTACAACAAGCGCCAGGTCGAAGGCGCAGCGCCGGACGGCATCATCAACCTCGGCGAAGGCATCCGGCCAGAGAAGGTCGACGCGTTCAGCGACTACTGGAACAACGAGATCGCGGGCAAGAGCGTCATGGCCTTCATCGGCGGCTCGAAGGCTCCCGGCTTCATCGACTTCCGCAAGTCCAACCGCGACCAGCAGTTCAAGGAGTGGCTCGACTATCTCGGTCGCAAGATCGCGGCGGTCTTCATGCTTGCTCCGCAGGATCTCGGCATCCTCGAGATGGTCAACCGCTCGACCGCCGAAGTGCAGGATCAGCAGTCCGAGGACCGCGGCCTGCGGCCACTCTTGGGGCTCATCGCGTCGTCGTTCACCCGCGAGGTCGTGTGGGATCCGGCGTACGGAGGCCCGGAGAACAACCTTGCCTTCAAGTTCACCAAGTTGAACCTGAAGGAGTCCCTCAACCGCGCCAACATCAACAAGCTGGCGCTGGCAGGGATGCCCTGGAAGTCCATCAATCAGGCGCTCAAGGAAGAGGGGCGTGAGCCGCTCGGGCCGGAGTTCGACAAGTTGATGGCCAACACCCCGCAGGGCCTGGTCACGCTCGACGACATCATGTCGGCGCGTGAGCTGGCTGCGTCCAAGGTCAAAGACACGCCAGAAGGCAGTGACGGAAGCTCCGACCGAGCCGCTCCGAAGCCGACCTCGAAGGCATAGGAGGAACCAGTGGCAGCCACCATCACTCTCCGGGTGTACACCGGGTCAGCCGCAGGCACCGAGTCAAGCTCGGTAACCGGTATCGACATGATCAGCGCCGACAACGCGACCAACTCGCTGGCCAACCGCCAGGCCAACCCGATCCTGGCAGGCACGCGCAGCTACGAGAAGTGGCTGAAGCTGAAGGTCGACGCGCCCCCGGCCAACGCCGTCACCAACTTCCAGGTGTGGGGTGACGGCGCAACCGACACCTCGACCACGCTCTACGGCACGGGCGCGTACGTGACCGGGGCAACGCCGACCAACGGCACCTCGACCGTGGCCAACGCCACGTTCAACACCTACACGTCGGGCAACAAGCTGACCTGGGACTCGGCCTCGTATTCGGCGACGAACGCGACGACCAAGTACCTCGTCCTGCAGCTTGCGATCGACTCAACGTGCGGTCCGGGCCCGATAACGCAGGAGACAATCAACTACAGTTGGGACGAGACGTAAGTCTCGGTTAACGCGGAGAGGGGTGTCTCATGGTCGCCTGGCTTTTGCTGTGCCTCGTCGTCTTCGCTGTCGTCGTGGTGATCCTGATCATCCGCGGCGACCCCGAAGGCATGAACACCCCTCCCCTGCCCAACGTGGATGATCCCGGCCCAGCGGAGATTGACACATGGAAGTCCTGATCCTCACGGGCAGCGGTGTGCTGCACAAGGGCTATGCCGCTGACAGCAGCGGCGCCTACATGACCAACGAGGCCTGCAACCTCGATCAGGTCAAGGAGAAGCGTGTATTCCCCGAGCTGACTCGCCTCCCCACGGAGATGCAGTTTCAGCGGGCGCATGACATGGCCAAGCGGGAGTGCCAACGGTGCTTCCGTGTCGGGTGACGACCCCGAACGGGTAGCGCCAATCGACGAAGTCGTGGCGAAGTCAGGTATCCCGTATCCAAACGGGACGCCCTACACGCACATCAGTTTCGCGATAGTGGTGTGGAATGATGCTGAACGTCTCGATCGCCTTCTGGCGAAGGTCAGGCCGTTCTTCCGCGACATCTGCGTCGCAGTGCAGCGGTCAGATGACTCTTCCCTGGCAGTTGCCAACGAGTGGGCGGATGTCGTCGTTGAGGACGAACATCGCGGCTATGGCGACGCAACCTTTGGTCCACGTCTACTGCCCAGTGTGCGGACGCCCTGGGTACTGAAGCTCGACGCCGATGAGTGGCCATCTGACGGTCTTCTGTCCTCACTGTCTAACGCGACCTGGTACGCAGATCACCTCGCCCGCACGAGGGGCCTGTGGATCCCTTTCCGGTCGTCGGTTGACGGGATCGAATACGCGGAGCAGCACTCACACCTACGGCTTTTCCATACGGTTGTCGGCTGGCCCGACACCCTCCATTCCCGACCGCCCATCAACGACGGCGTCCTCTGGGAACCGCATGGTGTCGATGTCCATATCCGGCACGACCGCACTCTCGACGAACTGGTCCGTGACTACCTGAGATACCTCGAGATCGGCAAGAAGAACCCGGGCTGGACCGCCCACAACGAGATGATGATCCGCAGCGCCTGCATCGGCATCGCCAACGAGAAGGGCTGGGATTACGTCAAGGCCTTCGAGTGGTGGCCGCAGGTGGTGGCAATCGTGGAGGCCGTTGGTTGAAGCCCTTTGGCCGGACCATGGAAGACCAGCGCGCCTACGACCACGGCAGCTACGCACCGGAGTTTGACGCCACCCAGCCGGGCCGCATCGACCTGGTGCGCATGCACATCGAGCAGATCCTGCTCAAGGACCTGACTCGACGACCAATCCGTATCGTCGACCTCGGTTGCGGAGCTGGCGACACAACCGGGCCGTACAGCGGCACCAAGATCTACAGCTCGCCGCGCGGCGTGATCCACACGACGGGCATCGAGGTTGTCGGCATCGACTGGATGCCCGATGCCGAGAGGCAGGTCAAGCGGCGCTTCCCGAGCATGAAGTTCTTCAATGCCGCGGTCGAAGAGGTAGAGGCCGTCGAGTGCGACCTGCTCGTCATGACCGAATTCCTCGAGCACGTCGCCGACCCGCGAACACTGACGGCGAGGTGGATGGCCAAGGCGAACTGGGCGCTGATTGGCCATCCCCTCAACGAGCCGGATCCACCCTTCGAGAAGGGCCACGCCTGGTCGTACAACTTCGACGACTTCATCAGTTGGTTCGGAGCGAACGGCTTCAACCTCTGGGCCTGGGAAACCTTCCCGATGGGCCCGTACCAGATGATCCTCGGGCACGGCAGCCGCAATGCGGGTTAGGCTCAAGAACCAGCCGCACGACTACATCCAACACTGGCGCGACCATCGCTGGGATCTCAACTGGGTGGAGCGACCGCGACTCTGGGCCTCTGCGGTCGCTCTCGCCTTAGCCGCGCCGAAGGTCGTCGCAGACCTGGCCTGCGGGGATGCCGCGGTGGTCATGACCGCGCACGCGATCAGCCCGATCGAGAAGGCCTACCTGGGCGACATATCGCCCGACACGCTGGGGAAACTCGTCCCGGCAGACCTGCCGTTCGAGGTCGAGAAGAAAGTTGCCGACATCGGCCACGCCATCCTCGCGCTGCCACGGGTCGACGCGCTCGTCATGACCGAGATCCTCGAGCACCTCGACAACCCTGACTGGGTGCTCGGCGTGGCGCGCGAAAAGGCCTCGTGGCTGGTGGCCTCATCGCCTATTGTTCCTGACGGCAACGACCACACGTCACAACATCTGTGGGCGTTCGACACGGAGGGTTACAGGGAAATGCTCGAAGCAGCCGGTTGGCAGCCAAAGGTCTGGATGACCGTGGGCTGCGAGTCGCATCCATACCAGCACGGCTTTCAGGTCTGGGGCTGCGCGTGAGCATCCTGGTCTTTTGCCCTACCCGCGGGCGTCCCGACAAGCTGCTCGAAGCGGCCTCCTCGCTGGTGTCCACGCGGCGCTTGGGCGACACGGAACTGATCGCGGTGCTGGACATCGATGACCCCACCGCCAACGCCTACATGCACACCAACTCCAGCTACCGGTGGCTGCAGATCGAGCATGGCGGCGGCATGGTGGCCGCGCTGAACGCTGCCGCCGCACGCGTTATCGAGACAGAGCCCGGGCCGACGATCTTCGGCTTCATCGGCGACGACCACCGCTTCCGCACCGATGGCTGGGACATGGAGATCAAGCGGGCACTGGCCGAGCCCGGGTTCGCCTACGGCCATGACCTCTACTGGCGTGGCGGCGAGATCCCCACGCAGGTGTTCATATCGCGGTCAATAGTGGAAGCGCTTGGCTACTTTGCGTTGCCGACCTGCCATCACCTGTGGGTCGACAATGCATGGAAGGCTCTTGGCGACGCCACCGACTCGATACACTGGCTCCCGGACGTGGTGATCGAGCACATGCACTACACGGTCGGCAAGTCCGAAGAGGACGAGGGCTACAGGCGGGTGAACAGCCCGGAGATGTACGGCAGCGATCGCCGAGCTTTTGAGCAGTGGCTGCACAGCGAGGCCTTCCGCGATGACGTCGCCAAGGTTCGCGGTGCGCTCGAGGCTATCGCTGCGTGAAGGTGCTGGTAACTGGCTCAGGCGGGTTCCTGGGTCGCCATTTCTACAAGGCCCACCGCGATAAGGGCGACATGGTGTTTGGCGTCGACAACCTGTCGGGCGACAACCCCGACACGTCGTGCGTGGATAACGATCAGGACATCAGGGACTTCCTGGGCCACCCCCAGCCATGGGATCTCGTGTACCACTTCGCCGCACCGGTTGGCGGGCGGCTGAAGATCGAGGGCGATCCGATGTTCAACGCGGACAGCCTGTCGATCGACGCCGAGTTCTTCCGCTGGCTGGCCCGTGTCGAGAAGAAGCCGCGTGTCGTCTACCCAAGCTCCAGCGCCGTGTACGGCTACGAGCTTCAGCAACAGGGTCGGAAGAAGCCACTCTACGAGGTCGACTTCGAGGCCAGCTCACACGAGTGGCTGGCCCCCGATGAACTCTATGGGTTCACCAAGCTGGCAGGGGAGTACCTCGCATGGAAGGTCGCAGGATACGGAGTCAACACTCTCTGCATCAGGCCGTTCAGCGGCTACGGCGAAGGACAGTCTTTCGACTATCCAATCCCGTCGATAGCGGCCCGAGCCCTGCGCCAGGAGAACCCGCTCACGATCTGGGGCTCCGGCCAGCAGACCCGGGACTTCGTCCACGTTGACGACATCGTCCGCATCACGCGCAAGCGCTTGGCCGCGGAGCCGGTCGGCTACCAGACGTTGAACATTGGCTCGAGCGTGGCGACCTCGTTCTACGAGATCGCGACCATCTTCGCCGAACTGATCGGCTACCAGCCAGTGATCGTGTCCGACGAAACCAAGCCACAGGGCGTCTACGACCGCTTCGCGGACACGCGACGGATGAACCTGTACGCGCCTGAGAAACTCATTCCACTGCGCGAAGGGCTGACCCGGGTCCTCGCAGATGTCGACAAAAGACTCGCAGTCCCTGCATAGGAGGATCCAATGCCCGCAGCTCTAACCGTCCGCTACGAGGACGACGACGAGAACCCGATCGCGACGATCACCGCACTTCACTTCAAGGCCACAGGGTTGGCCGACTACGATGCCGACCCGGAGCAGGACGATCCGAGCCACATCGTCGAGGACTCCTACTACATCAAGGGCGAGCTGGGCGGCGAAGAGCTGTTGCGCTCGCACATCTTCGGCCCCTCTGCCGAAGGCGACGCCTACTGGGACAACGTCGTCCTGCCCTCGGACGGCTCATGGTCCTTCAAGGTCATGCAGCGCGGCGAGAACAGTGACTCGCAGGAGGCTTCCCTTTCGGTCACAGCGGACGCCCCGTAAATGAACAACAACTGGGTGGGCCTGATCGTCGTCCTGGTCGTGGTCCTGATCCTGCTCAAGATCTTCAACATCATCTAGGAGGTCCCCATCGAAGCACCGCTGGCTACGCTCGATCTGACGAGCGCCCGGTCACCGCAGGAACCGCTGGGCACCCTGGTCATGGCGGTCCGCGACCACATCAACGCGGCGACGGCCATGTCGCTGCACACCACCGACTGGCGCTTCGTCGGCTCGGAACACGCCATGGACCGGGTCTTCCTGCAGGGCAGCGTCCTGCCGTTGCAGCGCAACGAAGGCATCAAGCAGATGCGCGGGCACTTCGTCATCTTCATCGACGACGACATGGTCTGGCCATCGGATGCGGTCGAGAAGCTCGTCGACGCGTTCTTCGAGCTCGACCACTCCTTCGACGAACCCATCATCGTGGGCGGGCTCTGCTTCCGCCGCACCCCGCCCTATCAACCCACGCTCTACATGCGCGAGCAGCCCACCGATGGCGGATACCGCTTCATGGAGAAGTGGGAGGACGACATCGTCGAGGTCGACGCCACCGGCTGCGCCTTCCTGCTCGTGCCGAAGACCGCGCTCGAGGCATTCGCCGGAACCGAGATGCCGCCCTATGAGGACCGGCTACGCATGCCGCCGCCCAACTTCTTTCGCTGGGAAGGCCGCATGGGCGAGGACATCCGCTTCTGCCAGGATTTCAAGGCCAAGGGCGGACGGATCTTCGTAGACACGCGCATCAAGATCGGCCACGTCAGCGAGGTGGCCATCACTGAGCAGCACTACCTCGAGCAGATCGCCAACCGCCACCCTGTTGACGAGGAGCGCTCGAAGACGCTCAACAAGAAGTGGGGCCTGCCCACGTTGACGGCCAAGGAAGCCCGGCGCAAGCTGGGCTGGGATCCCGACCCGAACGCGATCACGCCCGACAGGGTCGAAGATGGATGAGATCAGGCAGTGGGAAGGTGACTCGCCGGTCTTCCTGCTCATCATCAAGGATGATCATCAGATCGTCATCGACGTCGACGAGTCGCAATGGATAGCCAAGCACCCGGAGATCTTCGAGCCCGAGTCGACGTGGCACATGTTCCGCAAGCCGCCACAGCCGGGGCTCCCGCCCGAGCACATGGTCGGCGTCGTCGTGCATGCGGGCGAGACGCCCTACTACATGGCTCGCCACATCGGCCAACTGGTCCTATCGGCGGACAACGAGGACAACAGCCGTGCCGAGATCACCGCATACGGCATTGGCTGCGCTCGCACCAATGGCTTCACCGACCGTTTCTGGATGTTCCCCAACGGCCAGGTATGCATCGGCGAGCTGGACGTCTATGATTTCGCGCACGCCATGCTCGGCCAACGCGCCGCGCAGCGTCAGGGTGAGGTAGAGACTTCACCGGCTGAGTAGCCACCCCCGCGAGGGATCCCGCCCTCGCCGATCTGACTGGGGATCCCGCCCGGTGCGTCAGGTTCAGCGTTCAATCACAGACTGTACGAGCGGGCTGCTGGTGCGGCCCGCTTTTGTTGTGCCTGACTGATGGCCACGCTCGTCAGCGTCTGCGGCTTCGAGTGCGGCGCAGCCTCGACCACTGGACCCACGGATCACGCCGCCCACATCCGCTCGCTGTCGGGCGCTGCCGTCACCTTCGTCACGTCCGGCCAGCGTTCGGGCCTGCGCGCCCTGCGCGTCAACGTCACCACCAACACCGCCAGCGCCACGACCGAGTCGCTCACTTCGGGTCAGGACTGGGTGGCCCGCATCTACATCTACTTCGCCAGCCTGCCCTCGGCCAGTACCGGCCTCCTCTGCACCGGCACTGACAACCTTGGCGTTTGGTTCAAGCAGAGTGACAGCAAGCTCTACGCCGGGGCTTCTGCCGCCTCAATGGGCGCGTCAGGTGTCTCGGTCACGACCGGCCAGTGGTACTGCGTCGACCTCAAGCGCACCAGCACGACTGTTGATGTCAAGGTCAACGGTACGGCGTGTGGCCAACTATCGGGCCTGTCGAACACCGCGCGCAGCTCGCTCAACATCGGCGTCATCGGCGGCACGGCTACTGCCGACGTCTACTTCGACGACCTGCTTATCAGCCGCACGGTGGCTGATTACCCGCTCGGCGCTGGCCACGTCATTTCGTACATCCCTAACGCCGATGGCACGCACAACGTCGCGAGCACCAACGACTTCGAACGCACGCTCACCGGCACCGACATTGACAACGCCACGACTGATGCCTACCAACTGATTGACGACCGTCCGCTGCCATTCGCGGCGAGCGACTTCATCAGCGTGATCGCCCCACCCAACTCGAGCGACTACGTCGAGTGGCAGTACGAGGACACCACCGAACTCGGCTTTCCCCAGGCGGTGGACGCGCTCTTCACCCACCACGATGCCGGTACGGGCGGCACCAACAACTTCACCGTCACTCTGCGTGACCACGTAGGCGCGACTTCGGGCGACATCTGGACAGGCACCACCACGGTGGGTGCCACGGTCACTTGCCGCCGCACGGTGTTCACCACCGTGCCCGGTACGGCCAATGCCTGGACGACCACCAAGTTCAACGCCCTGCGTAGTCGTCTGCTGTCCTCTGATGCCGCGCCTGACATCTATATCGACGGCGCGATGCTCGAGGTCGCGTTCCCCGAGTCCGGCTCGTCGACCCTCACGCTGAATGCGTGGGTCAAGAAGAACATCGCGTCTTCTTTCACCGTTAACGCGGTCGTCAAGAAAAACATTAGTTCTTCATTCACAGCCAATGCGATCGTCAAGAAAAACATTAGTTCTTCATTCACGATCAACGCGATCGTCAAGGTCCAGCGTGGTGCGGGCACCCTGGTCATAGATACCTTCACCGCATCGGTCAACGAGCGGCTGCCTAATCACACGGCAGATTTCGGCGGACGTTGGTTTGGTGTCTCAGAAGACAACGGCGTGCGCGAACTTGACGACATATTTATGACCCAGCTATTCGGTGACGGGTCTGGCGGTGAGGACACCTATCTCAACGGTCGTGTTGCTGGCGACCTGGATGTCGTCGCCAAGGCGTTGGAGTTGTCTAACCAAGACACCATCGCCATTGGGCGAGCGGACTCATATACCGCCGACCGCCTGGGAAGCAACATCCGGGTCCTGCGTTCTCGCACTGTGCTGACGACGTTTCCCGTTACAGCCTCCAGCGAACCGTGCTGGATCAGGATCAGGATCACGGGTGCTTCGCCTACGCGCATCCGCGTTAGGGAGTGGCGAGTCGGTGACGCTGAGCCCAGCGTTTGGGATGTAGACACCACCGATAACGAAGCGGGCTTCCAGACTGGTGTGGGCCGGGCGGCGGTCATGACTGCCTACGAGCATGCGCTGCCCTTTGCGAGCATCGACGACTACACCGCCACCGACATCTCGGGCTTCACTCTCGACGCGGTCGTAAAGAAGAACCGTACTGGTTCCTTCACGGTCGACGCAATCGTAAAGAAGAACGTCACTGCGACGCTGACTCTGAACGCGATCGTAAAGAAAACCCTTACAGGCTCGTTCTCGCTCGATGCATATGTGTTCGTTGCGGCGAACACCACTGGCAGCTTCACCCTCGACGCAATCGTCAAGAAGACTCGTACCGGCACGGTCACGCTCGACGCAATTGTCAAGAAGACGATCGTCAACGGCGCGGTAATTCCATTCCCGTACGCCGCCACAACTGTCACTGATGACTTCAACCGGGCCGGTGAGGACCCGATCGGAGCGCCTTGGGATGTAACCGGAAATTGGACCGGTTCCGAAGCTGCGCTGTCGAGCAACAAGTTTGTAGGTACGTTCAAGGACCCTTACTGGGACGGCGGCGCGTTCTACGGCAGCCCGCTCACGTCCAACTTTGAGATTGTCACCGAACTCGCCGATTTCCCTGACGATGCCTATTCGTCGCTCGGCCTATGGATGCCGAATCGCAGCCTCAACGCGATAGAGCTCGTCGTCACCCGCACCGACAGCACCGTCTATCTGCGTGCCTTCGGTCAGGATGTCGCTTCGCTCACCGGATCTCCGCCTAGCAGCGGCGATCTGCTCGGCCTTCGTCGGAATGGCCGCGTGGTGCAGGCGTGGTACAAGCCGGTTGCTGGCAACTGGCAGATGGTCGGGTCGTATGCCCACGACGCCGACGGCGAGCAGATGTGGCCGGGGATGTACACCTTCAGTGAGCTATCTGCTCCCAGTCTCGACAACTTCCGCTTTGCGGCCTACACCGCGCCGCCCACCCTAACGGTCGATGCCATCGTCAAGGCGTCGCGCTCGGGCTCCTTCGTGCTCGATGCGGTCGTCAAGTCGACGCGCACGGGCTCGTTTACGACTGATGCCGTCGTTAAGCGATCGCGGAGTGGCAGCTTCACGATCGACGCGCTGGCCAGAAAGAACCTGGCCGGGAGCTTCGCTGTCGATGCCTGGATCAAGGCGACACGCTCGGCAACCCTGACCCTCGACGCGATCGTCAAGGCCAGCCGGACGAGCACCTTCGCCGCCAACGCGATCGTCCGCAAGAACTTCAGCGCCAGTGCCACCGCGGACGCCATCGTCAGGGCCAACCGCACCGGCAGCGTCACAACGGACGCCATCGTGCGGGCATCGCGCTCTACGACGGCGACCCTCAACGCCATTGTTCGCTCGTCGCGGACGGGCTCGTTCTCGTTGGACGCATGGGTCCGAGTCAGTCGTGGGCAGGCCTTCGCGCTCGATGCGATCGCCAAGGCGCAGCTCACGCGCACTTTCACCGCCGACGCCATCGTGCGTACCTCTCGGACCGGCTCGTACACGGTCAACGCGATCGTCCGGCAGAGCCGCAGCCAGACGTACGTGCTCGATGCGCTGGTCAAGGCCACGATCTCGGGGTCGTTCACCCTCGATGCATGGGTGCCCGGCTCAGGCCTTGAGGCATTCTCGCTCGATGCCATCGTCAAGGCCAGCGTCAGCGGCTCGTTCTCACTCGACGCGATCACGCGCGTCGTGCGCACGTCGAGCTTCACGCTCAACGCATGGGTGCGGGTCAGCCGAACCGCGAGCGCCTCCCTCGATGCGTGGGTCAAGGCCAACCGCACGGGCTCGGCCACTCTCGATGCGATAGTCCGGGCGCGCGTCACATCGACATTCACGCTCAACGCGATCGCCAGGACGTCACGCTCGTCGACGTTCTCGCTGGACGCCATCGTCAGAAGTGGCCGCGCTGGCTCTTTTGCGCTCGACGCGATTGTCAGGAAGAACCGCTCGGCCTCTGCCACCCTCGACGCCTGGGTGCGGGCAAGCCGTACCGGCGCGCTGACCCTCAACGCCATCGTCAAGAAGAGTCGTGCGCAGTCGGCGACGCTGGACGCACTGGTCCGCATTCACCGCACAGGCTCCCTCTCGCTTGACGCCTGGGTCAGGGCCACCCGGACCGCCACGTTCGCCGTCAGCGCCATCGTCAAGCGTTCGCAGGCGCAGAACTTCGCGCTGAACGCTGTTGTCAGGCGAAATCAATCTGGTACATTCACCGTCAACGCGTACGTCGTAGTCCGACATACGCAGACATTCGCTCTGGACGCGATCGTCCGGCGCGCGAGATCTGGCAGCACCACGCTCGACGCGGTGGTGCGGGCAACCCGAACGGGCGGGTTCACCCTTAATGCCTATTCGATCACCCGCTCCTCTGCCCTCTTCACGCTCGACGCGACCGTCGCCGTACGCGTTACCCGGACACTTGCGCTCGACGCCATCGTCCTGCGCACCCGCAGCGGCAGCTTCTCACTCAACGCGATCGCCAGCATCACCCGTTCCGATGAGTTCATCGCTGAGCCGGTTGGGGCCACCGGTCTGTACGCTGAGGCGGTCGAGGTCAGCGGCATCGAGGCGGTCGCCTACGCAGTAACCGGGATAGACGCGGTGCCGGTAAAGAGCCGGACCGGCTCGTTCACCCTCGCCGCCTACGTGGAGGTTCCATGAGCGACGAGATCATCGTCAGCGATCAGTACGTGCAGGGTGACACCGGCCCCGATGTCGTCTACATCCTGCGCCAGAAGTCGGACCTGCAGCCGGTCGACCTGACCGGCGCAACGGTCCTCTTTCAGATGCGCAAACCCGACGACAAGAAGTACACGGTCAACGCGCAGGCGCAGATCCTGGGCGCTCCGACCGAGGGCAAGGTCAGCTACACGTGGGGGGCGAACGACCTGGCTGTCTCGGGCATCTACCAGATCCAGTGGCAGGTCACCTTCCCCGACTTCAAGGAAATCACCACCAAGGACCCGATCTACATCGAGGTCCGTCGTCAATAGCCTCATCCTTTCGGAGGGCTCATGGGTCGTAAGGTTCTGTGGCTCGGCGATGCCGGAGCCGCGACCGGTTTCTCGCGTGTCACGCATTCCATCGGCGAGCGGCTGGTCGAGCAATACGGATGGGACATCAGCGTCCTGGCTTTCAACTGGCGGGGTGACTACCCGGGGCCGACCAACCTGAAGCTGTACAGGCCGACCGTCTGGAAGGGCGAAGACCTGTACGGGCGCTCGCGCATGATCGAGCTGCTGCTCAAGCTCAAGCCCGACGTGGTGGTCATGCTCCACGACCCGCACCTGCTGCTGCAGCTCCTGTTCCAGAACCAGTACGACGAAGACAAGCTCTTCTACAAGGCCAAGCCGATCCTCTCCTACATCCCGTGCGACGGCATCAACATGCCGCCCTCGTGGTCGAAGGTGCTGACGCAGGTGACCAACGTGGTCACCATGTCAGAGTGGGGCCAGCAGCACTACCCCGGCTCGAAGCTCGTCTACCACGGCGTGGACACGGACCAGTTCTGGCCGATCAGCGATGAGCGACCGATCCACATTCCCGAGCTGGGCACCCTCCGCAGCAAGCGCGACTGCAAGCGGGCCTTCGGCTACGACCCCAATGGCTTCCTGATCCTGCGCATCGACAAGAACAGCGGGCGCAAGGACTTCGCCGCGACATGGAAGGCACTCGTGCCGGTCATGGAGCGACACTCCGACATCCAGGTCCACTTCCACTGCTCGGACAAGAACGACAGCAACGGCGTATCGCTGAATGCCCTGTTCATGCGCAGCGAGGCCACCGTCGCCCGCGAGCGCTGGTTCACACCAGACGCCTTCAACACTTTCGAGGGTTGGCCGCAGGAGCACCTCAACGCGCTGTACAACGCGGCGGATCTGTTCGTCACGACGTCGCGCGGGGAAGGCTTCGGGCTGACGATCGCGGAGAGCCTGGCATGCGGTGTGCCGGTTATCGCCCAGAACGTATCGGCCATACCTGAAGTCGTGGGCCCGGGCGGGATCCTGCTCGAGCCCCAGCGATTGATCACCGTGCCATCAGGTGAGGACATCTGGCTGGCCGACATCGATGCCTTCACGGACGCGATCGAAAAGGTCTACCTCTCGGCAGGCCTGCGTCGCGATCTGGGCAAGGCGGGACGCGAGCACGTCACCAAGTTCAGTTGGGACGTTGCCGCTCAGAAGTTTGACCAGTACCTCTCGGCCCTAGCGGACGCAGGTGCTGTCACGGAGGAAGTACATGCCTGACATCACGCTGGCGAGGGACGAGGAGATCGTCCAGGGCGCGATCGACTTCAAGATGTTCTCGGGTCTGCTCAAGACCATGACCCTCGACGACGGCACGATGGTCATCCACGGCGTTGCCAGCTCTACGGTCGAGGACCACAACGGCGACAAGATCGAGGAGTCGGCCATCGCCGACATGGTCGCCGCGGCCAACAACAACATGACGATCTTCCTCAATCACAGCTACAACGTGCCGGAGGACGTCGGCGGCTCGGTGCGCCTGGCGCGGGCGGCGATCGCCGGGCAGGGGGCTGAGGGCCCGATCTGGGACATGAGCTACGACGTCGCCGTCGACGACACCAACCCGCGTGCGGTGCAGACCTTCAACTCGATCGACAAGAAGGGCACCAAGCTGGGCCTGTCGATCGGCGCGCGCATCCCCGATGGCGGCGCGACGGTCAACAAGAAGACGGGCCGCTACCGGTTCCACCACCTCGAGCTGCTCGAGACGAGCATCGTCGGCCTCCCGGCCAACCCTCGAAGTTGGATCCAGAGCATCACCAAGTCACTGCGACCCGACGAAGAGGAGCCCTTCATGCTCGACACCATCGCCAAGAGCGACGCCGAAGACGTCGTGACTACCGAAGACCTGCCGGTGGCCGAGCCGCCGACAGATCCTTCCACTGATCCAGACCCGTCCGATGAGGACGGCGAGGAAGCCCCGCAGGGAGCTCCCGAGAGCGAACCTGGGGAAGAGCCCGCCGAGCCCGGCGAGGTTGTCCAGTCGATTTCCGCAGCGACCCTGTCCGAGGCGTTGACCATCATCAACGACCTCAGTCAGGAGCTGGTTCAGGAACGACTCAAGGCAGCCGCGGCGGAGAAGGCGCGCGACGAGGCCTTCGAACTGGCCGACAAGGTTGTCCGCGAGGCAGCCGACATCGTCCAGAAGATGGCTGACATCCCACTTGGCCGCAGGGCCGTCTACAAGGAAGTCCAGGATGACCTGGGCAGCCTTGAGCGGATCTACGGCGAGTCTCTCGTGAAGCGAATGCGAGGTATCAACACCTATGGATCCTGAACAGCAGGACCAGGGCGATTTCAATCGCCAGGTCCTGGCGCAGTTCGCGGAGGTCCGCAAGAGCCTTGACGCCATAAAGGCGGCACCGGCTCAGACGCCGATCACGCAGGTTGCGCCAACCGCACCCGTCACGGCCTCCGCCGCGCCGACCAGCTCGCCCTTCATTTCGATGGCCGAGCAGATGGCGATGGCGAAGGAGCTGCGTCAGCGCTCGACCGACGAGATCATGCTGATGCTGGGTGAGCAGTCCGAGAAGGCAGGCAACGGTGTCCCGTTGGGCACGTGGCTGGCCTGGGGCGGCGTCCAGCGCATGCAGAAGTTCGGCTCGATCGCCAGCCAGCTCGACCCCGACGTCAAGAAGCTGCTCGATACGTCGAGCGCCACGGCGATCATCCGCAACGACCTCGATCCGTTCATGTGGGAACTCTTCATCCGGAACTTCCCGGCCTGGGAACGCTTCCAGAAGGAGCCCGCGAACGGTCTGGTCCACACGTGGATGAAGACCACCGACTTCGGCGATGCGCAGTGGATGGCCGAGCTTGGCACGGTCACCGACGACCGCAACACCTACGACCGCGGGCTGACCAACATCGGCATCCTCGCCACCCGGCGCGGCGTGTCGCTGAAGGCGCAGTTTGCGGCCCAGCAGGGCTTCCCCGGCGCGTTCAACCCCGAGCAGATGGAGTTGCAGGGCGGCCTGCGTGCGATGGCCTCACGGCTGCAGCACCAGATCTTCCAGGGCAACGCCTCCGACTCGGGCGGCGATGCCGACAGCGAACTCGGCGAGTACAACCCGCTGGCCTTCACCGGTCTGCGCCAGTTGCTCGCTGGCTCGCGCGCGGTCAACGCCGACATGTCGGACGCCGATCCCGACAACTGGGACAAGTTGGTCACCAAGGTCAACGCTGCCGCCGTCGACATCATGCAGCGCGTCACGGGTTCCGGCCCGGTCGTCGCCTACATGGACCCGCTGGTCAAGGCCGCGCTCGACACGCAGGAGATCAACAACGTCCGGTACGTCAACACCCGTGTGCCAATCGCGGTAGGCCTCGAGGTCAACGCGATCAACACGGTGTTCGGCGAACTGCCGATCTTCGTGGTGCCGGGCGACTCGATCGGGTCGTACCAGTACGACGGCAATCGCGTGCGCGACGTTTACCTGGTCGATCAGCCGACCATCACCCTGCCGTACCTGGGCAGCCCGGGCCCAACGACACTCGAGATCCCGATTGGCGTCTCGGGTCAGTTGACCCACCTGTTCATCGTCTTCGGCATGTGGGGACTCGCGATGCGCTCCGAGTTCTTCAACAACAAGGTCCGCGTCGACCTCGGCGAGTCGCTGTAACTCGTCAGTCCCGTAGGCTGGGCCCGAGTCAGTCTCCCCTGACTCGGGCCACAACCTTCGTGGCGGGCTTGGCCGACGCTGGGGAGTTGACTGGGCCCGCCGCCAAAAGGAGCCTTCCTTGACGACCCCGTACCTGACCGAAGATCGTTTCAGGACTATGGGCCTCGGGGTTGACTTCGAGGGCCTAGACCCTGTCGAAATCCGTAGCATCCTGCTCTCAGCTTCGAGCACGGTGGACGACTTCTGCGCAGTGCCGCAGCAGCCGCAGCCGTACTCGTTCCGCGGTGGTGCGATCACCGACGAGGCGCACTCCTGGAGCCCGGGCGGTCTGCACGAGGCTCCGCAGACGGCTTTCTACCTGCGCCACAAGCCGATCAGGGAAGTCACCTCGATCGCCATCCACGTCACCAACCTGCACTACATCACGATCAACCCCGACGACCTGTTCATCTGGCCGGATCTGGGCAAGATCGAAGTCGTCTCGCTGTCCATCTCGCCCTACAGCCTGGTCGGCGGCGGACTCTCGCCGATCCTCGGCCTGCGCTTCCCGCAGGCGCGCATCAGCTACACCTACGGCTACGAGTACCCCGTCACCGACGAGCGACTCGAGCCGACCGATGCGCGCACCTACCAAGCGGCCAACCAGTTCTGGTCGACCGCCGACGTAGAGGTCAAGGTCGACGGAGTTGTGAGCGACCCGGACGACTACGAGATCGACCGCGAGGAAGGCGAGATCACCTTCGACAGCGCACAGTCAGCAGAAGCCCGCGTCACCGCCAGCTACTCGTACACCCTGCCCGCGTCGATCGCCCAGGCGACCGGACTGATCGCCGCCGACAACATGAACAAGAGCGACCTCGTCGCCAAGGGCATGGGCAGCCTGTCCCGCCTGCGGGTCGGCGAGATCGAGATGGCCCGCGGCCTGGGTGTCGGCGGACAGCGCAACAGCACCGTTCCATCCGTCCCCGATGACGCCGCGATCAAGCTGGCCGACTACGTCTTCGTCACCGCCCGATGAGCGGCCCACTGCTCAGCACATCGCAGCTCCGCTCGATCCAGAGCATGGGCGAGCGCGGCATGAACACAACCGTGCAGATCTACTCCAAGAGCGCCTACGGCAAGGACCCAACCAACCCCTACGGCGACGACGACGTCGCCTACGGCTCGCCCGCCACCGTCAAGGGCTGGCTGGTCACCAAGCCCACCGAGCGGCTCGATGTCAGCTCCGGCCAGGTCCAGACGCTGGCCACGCACCAACTGCGGGTGCCGGTCGGTACGGCCATCCTGCCCGGCGACAAGGTCACCATCGGCAGCGAGGAATTCGTTGTCGTCGATGCGACCAACGAGCAGTCGTGGCCGGAGTGGACGGTCGCCTACCTGCGGGGTTACCAGTAATGGCCTACAAGACCGGCGTCCACTTCATCAACTTCGACCGGATCGCCGAGACGATCATCAGGCGCGCCACGGTCGGCCTCAACCAGACCCTCGACTACTGCGAGGAGCGAGCCAAGGTCTACGTGCCGGTGCGGGCCATCTTCCCGCGCTCACGTCGTGGCAGGCACGGCTTCCCGCGGGTCCGGCTGCCGTCGACCGAGCAGCAGCGGCGCGGTGGCTTCGAGGTCAACATCATGCAGGCCTACCGCAGCAATGCGGCAGCCACGGAGCGCCTCTTCGAGCGGCCCGACGTCAATGGACGCGCTGGCCGGTCGTACTACGACAAGTCACGCGAGCGGCGCATTCGCCACGCCAACAGTGAGCAGCCGGTACTCAACATCGGCGGCGTCAGGGTGTCGGGCAACTTCCGTGACGTCCGCAACGGCAAGCTGACCAACATCGGCCCGGGCACGCCGGAACCCAACGGCCCAGCGCCGACTCGACGCGGGCGTTACGAGATCGAGAGCGGTCGCGCCAACATCTCGTCAGTCAGGCTCGGTGCGACCGAAGCAGAGGATGTCAACCAAGAGCAGGTCGGTGGGGCGTTGCTCCACTCGATCCATGCCGAGTATCCCCAATCCGTGCTCCTACGAGGGCTCGGAGGGTTGATCGAAGGCCACGTCGTGGCTGGAAGCGAGAAGGTCAACTATGCGGGCTACCAGGAGTTCGGGACGCGCCACAACAGGGCGCACCCGTTCCTGCGGCCTGCGTTGTACGACAGTCGCGCCAAGCTGGTCAAGAACGTCGCTAGGGCGATCAAGGCCAGCCCACTGGGCTCTTCTCGTGGCTAAGACGTCAGCCAACATTGATCAAGGCCTGGTGCGGGCAGTACGAAACGCGTCTGCTTACAGCTCCCTCAATGGGATCTTCCCGGGCTTTGCTCCCGAGAAAGTCGACTACCCGTTCGCGACGTATAACCGGGTCGCCTCGCCTTACGAGGACGATTGGTCGAGCCGGACGATCATCGCGCTCTACGACGTATTCGTCTTTGCTCGTGCCGACGAGGTCGCAGCTAAGGAGCTCGACCAGTCCATCGCAGACGCGCTCGACGGGGCGCAGTTGACTGTCGATGGAATGACCACCCTGATCTGCCGCCGCATCAGCGACGCTCCGTCGTTCGAGGATGTCGACGAAGAGGGGAAGAAGATTTACCAAGTCGGCGGGTCCTACGAGATCTGGACCGACCAATCCCTCTAACTCCGAAGGAGTTCCCTCGTGGCCAACTCGGGTACGAAGAAGCACGGTAAGAACGGTGCTATCTACCTCGGTGGTCCCAAGAGCGGCGGCGGCGTCAAGGTCGCGACCAAGACTGAGTGGACACTCAACTTGGCCCGTGATCGCGTGGACGCCACGGTTTTCGGCGAGACGAACAAGACCTACCTCGTAGGTCTGAAGGACATCAGCGGCACGGTTGCTGGCCTGCTCGACGTCAGTGGCGACCTCGTCGTCCTGGCCACAGACAGCGACTCGCAGGACATCTACCTGTACGCCGATGATGGTGCCTCGCCGGTCCTCGTTGCCTCGGGCCCCGGGTTCCTCGATGCCTCGATCACGGTGTCAAACACCGACGCAGCCCGCATGACGGGCTCGATCACGGCATCCGGCAACTGGGCGGTGTTCCCATAAAACACCCGCTGTAGCCTGCTAACCTCCGAGTCGTTTAACGCGGCTCGGAGGGTAGAGGGTGCCAGCGATCCTATTTCGGGAAGTCAACGGTAAGGAAGGTTCTGTTCGCATCCCTGCGCTCGGTGTGGTCATCGGGCGCATGGCGAGCTGGACATTAAAGCGGCGCGGAGACGACGGCCCAGGTGAGGGCTCGTACGATCTCCGCGCCGCTTTGTCATATGCGAACCCCGTTCTGTTCAACCACGCCGAGTGGGCCGACAAGCGCGACATCCGAGTCACCATCGGGCGCAATGTCTACCGGCTGGAAGAGACAGGGGGATCGTTAAAACTCGAGGGCATGACCCTCACTGTCGAAGGAGTAAAACTTGCCCACCCCTAAGTCACCAAAGGCTGGGGACTACAGCAACGAGTTCATCGAGTCGAAGTTCCACTTCCGCGGCACCGAGTACGTGCTGCGCGAAGTGTCGGTCGACGTCTACGACGACCTGGTCGAGATGGCCACGTCGAAGAACGACGTCGGCGACGAGATGATCGACAACGGTTTCCTGCGCAAGCAGCTCGCCCTCAAGACGCTGGTCAGCCCGCGTTTCTCGGACTTCATCGGCAAGCCGCTGCGCCTGTCCAATCGGATCATGAACGAGTCGTGGATCCTCAACCTCGGCCAGGAACCAGATGACGAGGAGAAGGAGCCCGACATCCAGGATGGTGAGCCCGAAGACAAGGGGGAAGGCTGACCGCGGCAGACCTCTGCTATCGCATCGCGCGGGATCTCGGGCTCGATCCTGCCGACGTCGCCGCGGCCCCACTCCACCGTTACCGAGCACTCCGAGCCGCCTTCATCCGCGCTAACACCCCGCCCAAGAAAGACGACGACGAGGACGACTGATGGCCTCTAAGAACGTCATAGCCTCAATAGCTGTCGGACTCGGCCTGGACACCGAAAGCCTGAAAGCTCAGGCCTCGGCTGCCCAGGCCGAAGTCGGCAACATCCTCAAGAACGGCCTGACCGTCAAGGTCCACGTTGCGCCGTATCAGGGTGAGGCCAAGAAGGTCGCCGACACGATCGCGCGGCAGGTTCGCGAGCAGGTCAACCGCGAGGTCAAGCTCTCGCCCAAGTTCACCGTTACCCGCGCCTCGATCAACAACCTGCGCAACAACATCCAGGAAGAGCTGGCCAAGGAAACCAAGACGCAGGCCGGTGGTGTCGCCATCCCGATCAGCCGTGCGGCCATCAACAAGCCCGCCTTGCGCGAGAGCATCCAGGCGCAGGTCGACCAGATGGGCGCGGTCTACGTCACCTTCAAGGCGCGCTACGTCGACGAGGGTGGCCACTTTGGCGGGCCCGGCACCGCTGCGCCCCCAGACAGTACGCCGCCGCCGCGCCCGCCGCGCCCGCGCACTCCACGTCCCACCGCTGCGCCAGCCGCGGAAGAGCCGATCGTCACGCCTCCGCCGCAGGCGGTTCGGCGTACGCGTAAGCCGAGCGCCGCTGCCACCGCTGCCGCCGCCGCTCAGGCCCAGGCCGAAGCCCAGGCTCAGGCCCAGGCCGCAGACCAGCCCATATCCAAGCCGCCTCCGAAGCCACGCCGCAAGCCCGCTGCCAGTCAGACCGCTGCCACGGCGGAGGCCGCGAGCGGCACGACCACGCCCAAGCCAGGCATCGTCCACGAAGCCACACGCCCCGGCTCGCAGCCGGGCAAGGCCCGTATATCCGGCACCGACCTGCTCGCAGACATGCTCAAGCGCATGCAGGAAGGCGAAGACCCGGGCTGGAACTGGTCGACCGATGCGCCCGGTGCCCTGCGTCACACCTCTACCGGACCCTCAAAGCGCTATGCCGGGACTACGCCGCGCACGATGAACCCGCAGATGCGGCTGACCTTCGAGAACCCGCGCTTTGATCCGACCAAGAAAGACTGGACCGGCATCAACAGGCCCGGCGTCCTCGACCTGCAACGCCTGCAGCTCGAGCGCGCGCGTAAGGCCGGGCTGACCGACGAGTATGGTTACAAGCAAGGCCGCGCCCTGATCGAGGCGGGCGATCTCGCTCTGACCAATCCAATTGCGGCGGTGGGGCAGATAGCCTCACTGTTGGCCGTTCACGCCCAGGGCGACCCCTCAAAGGCGGTCGAGGCAGCCGACAACTACGTCGACATGCTGCAGGCGTACGCCGACTCCGTGACGGATCCCGACATGCTGCTCGTGGCGCGTCGTCACGGGAACGCCGCCGAAGCGGCCTTCCGCACCATGAACCCCGATCAGTACAAGCGCATCAACACGGTCGAGAAGGCGACCGGTCGCCATGACGCCATGGAGATGGGCCTTGAGCCGGAGATGCTCTTCACGGGCATGATCCGCTCGATCGGCCAGGAGGCCTCGCTACGGCACGGCGCTGACGTGGTCGTCAAGAAGGGCGCGGGCAAGGGCCCCGGCGCGACGGGTCGACGGGCTGGCCGGATCTCCAGCGCGGGCACGACGGTCAAGAGCCTGCTCGATCGGCAGAAGAAGGCTGCCGACAAGGCTGCCCAGGCCGAGCCGGTCAAGATCACAGGCCTTGAGCTGGGACAGGCGGGCCCGCCTACGCCCGGTACGCACCTTGTCGGCAAAGAGTTCGAAGAACTCATGGGCAAGGGCGTAGAGGAGAAGGAGAAGCCCGAACGCAGGCTGTCGCCGACCGACCTGATGACGTCTGAGGAGCGTCGTCGCCGGGAGGATGTGCGTGCCCGCGAGAAGCAGCGGGAGCAGGACCAGCGTGAAGGCATCGTCGTTGGCCGAGGGGCCAGGGTCGGCGGCGACATAAGGGTTCCAACAACCCCGCGCGAGCGGTTCCTCAGAAGGGTCGGCGCAATCGCGTCCAGTCGCGTGGCGGCGGCTGACCCCAAGGAACTCAAGCGCCTGAGCGGGCCGCTCGCTGGGATGGAGCCGAGCTGGCTCTCAGCGACGGACGAGCAACGCCAGGCGCTCATGGAGATCTTCGGATCCAAGACGCTCGAGCACCTGCCGCTCAAGACCCTGCTGGGCATGCTCGGCAAGCGCGCGGGCGGCGGGCCGATCAAGTTCAGCGGCGGCATGACGCCGTACGGAGCGGTCAGTAGTTACTACCTGAACCGCATCAAGAACGTCCTGCCCTACGACCAGGAGGCGTTCTTCAATAAGAAGCACAGCGTCGTCAATCGCTCGCAGGCGATCAAGCTGCTCGAGCGCGCCTACCTCGCTGAGGAGGGGGAAGAGCACTACCCCGACATCATGCGGGCCCACGGCAAGGCTGGCGGCGGACTGATCGAGCGGATCCTCTCTCAGTCGCTCAAGGGCACGCTGCTGCCGGGTGGCGCGATCAGGTCCGGCATGGAGGCCGAGAGTCAGCACCTGAACCTGTTGATCGAGGCTGCCCGATCGGGCAAGGGTGCATACCTCGTCAACGAGCTGGGCGAAGAGTGGTTCCGCGGCAAGTCCGGCAAGACCATGTCGCTGGGCCGCGAGGAGCGGATCTTCTTCCCAGACGAGGACGGCGAGGTCATCGCGCACCACAAGCTGCCACACCGCTTCGCTGGCGGGCCGGTCAAGGCAGGCTACGACCCGCGCGAAGAACGCGTGGCGCTCGACAAGGCACCTGCCTGGATGAACCTCCTGAAGGCGGCATATCAGAGTCCTGCGTTCAACACAGGCGGCGGGTTGTCTGCGTTCTTCCAGATGAACCGTGGCCCGCTCCCGACGGGGCCGACTTCGAAGGTCCACGTAGCTGCGCTCGAGTCCGAGGCCCAGCAAATCCTCGACATCGTCGACGACGTGGCGAAGGACATGCGCGTGACCTTCAAGTGGGTTAAGTCACCCATCGAGCTACGCAAGGGCGAGGCCTTCGGTCCCGGTGGTATTCAGGAAGGCAAGTTCATTACCGCCTATCCGAAGCCCGAGGATGCCAAGAAGTTCGTCGAGCGGATCGATGAGGCGCTGCGGGCCAAGGGTATTGGCAAGGGAACGGTCAACCCGCGCGAGCGCCGCTACGCGCCTGACTCACCGATCACCCACCGCTACACGTCGGACGTTGCAGGCCGCGACGCCGCCCAGGACGCCGCGGAGCGGATGGCGCTCAACGGTGCCTATGACCTGCCCGGCGCGGTGGACTACGTCGGGACGCGAGCTGGAAGCGGATCCCGCGCCATCCGTGGCCGGACGAAGCGACCGCAACGCCAGCAGCGCAGCGGGCTGGAAGGGTTCTGCCCCATCTGTGGCGCGGGGCCGTTTATCGCTGAGACGTTCTACGACCGCCATATGGCAACGCACGCAGCGTCCAGCGCGGCAGCCACCGCGCCCGGTGCAGCGCCGATGGCTGCCTCGACTGCCAAGGTCATACGCGATAAGCCCAAGCCACGCGAGTACGCAGGTCAGCTCCTTGCCGAGCCCAAGTCAGGCCTGGGCCCGCCGTACAAGAAGTTCAGGGACGCCTTCCCGGGTGAGCGCGCCGCTATTGCTGCAGGCCAGCTATCGCCGGGCGGCAGCATCCAGCGCGTATTCGTCGTGAACCCGCTGACGATCGCCAAGATGCCCGTGCTGATGACCAGCGAAGGCGGCGGCGGCAAGGTGCCGCGGGCGCGTTCGACGGCCAAGACAATCAAGGGCGGACTGACCGATACGTCGGCGGGCGCAGACGTCGACACCGAGCCGCTGGGTATGTCGGCTCCCGTCAGCCGCGCAGAGGCGACGATTAGGGCCCGCGCAAGCGTGCGTCGCATGCGCAGCCAACTGGTCGACGTTCAGCAGAAGATCGCCGAAGACATCCAGTACACGCCTGCTCGTGCCATCACGACCGCCATCACGCAGGTCCTGATGAACACGCTCGGCGGACGCCAGAACATCCTTGCCCGCACAAAGGTGGCGACCAGTTTTGCCAATGAGGCGCAGAAGGCCGTCTCTGATTATCAGGGGCAACTGAAGCTCGTCGACGAGCTTGAGCAGAAGGTGAAGGAGCCCGGCACGCCTGCGCAGATGAAGCGCCGACAGCAGGCATTGGCCCATGCACAGAGTGAGCTGGGCAAGTTTCAGGAAGGCGCTGAGCGGGCGTCGACCCGGGCCAGCCTTTTCTCCTTTGGTCTTGGCGGGGCACGTCGCCAGGTCGAAATTGAGGCCAAAGACGATGCAGAAAGGCAGCGCCTGCTCAAGTACATCAAGGAAGAGGCTCCCCGCGTTGATAAGTACCGGCTGGGCAATGGTCAGAACTTTGGCCTGCGCGGGCCGGTGACGCTCGGCACTGCCGGGCGAGCGCTGGGCATCGGCACCGTCGGTGCGTTGGGTGCGGGCGTGCTCTTCCAGGCGGGCCTGCAGGCGACCAGCGCTGCCTTCGACGCGATCACGATGGCCCTGAGCAAGGCCTACGACTCGATCACCAACTTCTCGCTGTCGCTCAATCAGGCGCGCGACACGCTCTCCAAGCAGGTCGCGGGCCAGCCGTTCCCCGCCTCCGCACAGGCGGGTGCGCTGGCGCGCCTGGGCCTGGGCCCGGTCGACATCCAGTCGCTGCGCGGCATCTCCCAGCAGAGCACCTTGCTGGCAGGCGCTCAGGCGCTCCAGCAGATCGTGGCGCTCCGGCGTGGACAAGCCAACCTCAGTCGCCCAGGCGCGACACCCGGCCTCGAGGTTGGCTTCGGCAACGGCCTGGTGCCGGGCATTCCATTGCTGCAGAACATCAACGAGACACCCGGCATCGGCACACAGATCCAAGGCGAGCTCGAACGGGCTGGCGGTGCCTTCGATTGGCTCGGCAACATCATCAACAAGACAGTCACGGGTGGTGGTGTTGGGGCGGGCGTAGGCGCGACGGTAGGCGGCATCGCCGGGCTGGTAGGTGGCCCGCTCAGTGCTCTCGGAGTTGTCGGTGGCGGCGTAGCCGGGGGAGTAGGCGGCGGCGGGCTGGGCCTGCTTTCGGGCATCGGCGACGTCCTGCTCAATCCGCCCAAGCCGATCGACCTCAACAAGATGGGCCAGACAGCCGCGTTCTGGGCGCGTCTGGCCGAGCAGGGCAACCGAGCCCAGGGCATCGCCGGGCCGATGCTGGTTAAGACAGCCTCTGGCGAACAACTGGCCGTGTCGATCGAGGCCTTCAAGGCAGACGGCCTGGAGAAGCTCGGCACAACGCTGGCACAGGCTGGCTACGCCATTACTACGCCCTCGGGCGAGGCTCCGAACGCGCAGACGGTCAAGCAACTGCTGACCTCGATCGGCATCGGACCCAACGTACCCAACGCTGCGGGCTTGTGGCAGCAGGCGCTCGGCGCGGGTGGTGGGATGGCCGGGCCGCTGTCTACCCAGATGGCCATCAATCTCGACAACGCGCGCTTCGCTCGCCAGACGGCCCTGCCGGTTGCGCGCGGCTACGAATACTTCCTCAACCGCCCGACCACACCCGGTGCGGGCACACCCGGTGGCGGCTTCCTGCCGGAGACGGTCGAGGCCCAGAAGCGCCTCGCGGAGCTGTCGCAACAGGGCCGCGACTTCATCAAGCTGCACGTCGACCCCGCGATCTACCAGGAACTCGATCAGGTCAGCCAGAAGCTGCACGACAACCGTGAGCTGACGATCAAGATCAACGCCGACTTCCAGCAGGAGCAGTTCAACTACCAGCTTGGCCTCGCCAAGCGCAACGCGGGCGACCTGCTCGGTCTTGCCAATCGTCAGGCGGCGACTGTCCACGGTGAGCTGGTCGACGTGACGCAGCTTGGCAAGCTGCAGCGCGAGCAGTTGCTAAACAGCCGCGCCATGCAGGAACTGGAGCTGCAGCACTCACAGCGCCAGATCAACTTCAACAAGGCCATCGCCGAGATCTCGGTGGCCGGTGAGACGCCTGCCGAGATGGCCGCTCGGCTGCGCGACTCGCGCCTGGAGTCGCAGTACGCCCAGGATCAGCTCGACCTGCAAAAGAAGGGCTACCAGCTCGGCGTCAAGATCGAGGACATCTCGATCAGTCGCCAGGCGCAGGACGCGCTCGACCAGCTCGGCCTGTTCAAGAAGGGCTACGAGATCCAGGTCCAAACCCAGCAGCTCGAGGAGGCCAACACCTTCCTCTCGGAGCAGCAGAACTGGCTGACCCAGATCGCGCAGACGTACACCGATCCCATCCTGGCCAACCAGAAGCTGGTGCAGGACACTGCTCACTCCATCGCGATGGAGACGGGTGACTGGGACGGTGCGATGGCGAACATCCCTGGCTACTACACGCAGGCCAACACCGAAGCCCTGAAGCTGCTCGGCACACTCCAGCAGATCCCGCCGCCCACCGGCACGTACCAGCCGCTGCCGCCCGGCATTCAGGGTCCGCTGGCTCCCAACAACCTGCTGCAGCCGCCTCGCGAGGATTGGGGTCCTACGCATGCGTCCGGCCTAGTCGGCATGACCAAGGGCACGACCAATCTCGGCTACGCAGGCGAGGCCGGTGGTGAGCTGGTCGCTGTGCTGCGCAACCCGCGTCCGTTGGACCTGGGCGGCTGGGCGGGCGGCGGCGGTGGCGGTGGCACCACCATCAACTTCATCAACACGCAGGTCCGCGACGACTCCGACATCGATACGATCGCTCGCCGCGTCGAGCGGATCATGGATGATCGCGCACGGATGGTTGTCGGTGGATGACCGCCATCCGCTTCCTGTACAACGTCACGGACGACCTGACCGCTGACGTAGAGGCCAAGGGCGGTCGCTTCGTCCAGACCTGTGGCAATGTGCCCGGCTCAATGGACATCAGGATCCGCGACACCGGCCATGCCTACGCACCGGGCTACTTCAAGGCGGGCCGCGAGTTCCAGCTCGAGATCGACGGCCAGATCGCGTGGGACGGCTGGGTGTTCAACGTCCAGCGCGAGTATGCCTTCGATGTCGACGACACGACCAACCCGCAGGCGACGCCACGCTACTGGCACCTGACCGGCTTCGACCGCAACCTGCTGTGGTCGAAGCGCATCTACTTCGACACCGCCGACCCGGCCAACACGACCATCGGTGAGTATCCAGCCGGGACCAGCGACCAGACCGTCGTGCTCGACGTACTGGCCAACTACTCGACGATGGGCGACGACGGCCTCGACATCGTCACCGGCATCGAGGAGGTCGGCCCGATCGACCCATACGAGGACGTCAAGGTCGGCAACATGGGCGAGCAGGTCGGCGAGGTGATGCAGCGCATCTGCCTGTTCAACGGCGGCGTCTTCGGCATCACGCCCGACCGCCTCGTGATCTACGTCGACGACGTGACCGAGACTGCGCCGTTCCGGCTGACCGACATGCCGACCGACCCAGGCTACGTGGGCTATCGGGAGATGCAGATCAAGCCCGATGGCTCGCAACTGGCCAACGACGCGCTGGTGTGGGGTGTCGGCCTGGGCTGGGACCAGCCTGTCTTTGCCCGCTCAGAGGACGATGACTCCATCGCCGAGCACGGGCGGTTCCAGTGGGCCGACGTGTTCTCGGGCATGTTCGTCGAGCAGTCCGTCCAGCGCCGCGCAGACACCTACATCAACGGCTCACCTGCGCATCGTCGCGGCCACAAGGACGACGTGGTGCGCATCGAGTGCGTGATCAAGGAACCCGGCCTGCAGGCGGGCATGGGCGTGCAGTTCATCAGCAACGTCTATGACAACGCTTACGACGACGTCTACCCGCTGCGCTCGGTCGAGATGACCTTCCCGACCACCACTGATGTGCTGTACCGGCTGATGCTCAGCCACGATCTCGACGCGGCATGGGCCTACACCGACCCGTTCCCGCCCGACGCAATGATCGAGATCCCCAACCCGCCGCCGACCTACCAGCCGCCCGGCTACTCGGCTGACGAGATCGAACTCGAGTTCAGCTACAGCGTTGCAGGCGAATGCTTTTCGTCGGGCGACTACTTCAGCTACTCGCCGCCTGCGTCAACAGATGTCGGCATCGTCAAGAACCTCTACTACTACGACGACCCCGGGCCCGCTCACGTCGTGCATCACCTGTTCACGTGGGCCGTCGCCCAGTACCGCGTCACGCGCAGTGGCTTTCCGGGCTGGTTCCCAACGGGCGGTGCGAGTTCCGACTTCGTCGGCATCCTGCCCTCTACGCTCAAGTGGTCCCTCTTCGTCACTCTCACGACCGACAACAACTACAGGGGTTTCCAGGAAAGCGAGTCGTGGTTCCAGATCCCCGCAGGCCTCGAGTCGTACTCGCTCATGCGCGTCAGGGCGCAGCTCAACGACCCGCTCGATACGGGGCGAACCCTGACCTTCCGCTGGTCGGCCACGCGCCCGGGCCCACAGGGTGCATACGTGGGCGTGATCGACAACGTGTACTGGCCGGGCAACTTCGGGCAGTACCTACCGGTCTACGTGAACCTGACTCCCAAGCTGACGGGTGTAGGAGCGGTGCTGACCGATACGATCGTAGAGATCCCGCCGCTGTCCGAGGGCTGGCTGGGGGTCTTCGTGGGCAGCCGCGTGCCGCAGCGCGTCGAACCCAACGCCGAGGTCCATCACCTTGTCGACACGCCGAGCGACATTGCGCCCAGTAGCGCAGAAACCAACGCGTGGCGCGCCGAGCGCGGCGTCGTTGGTGTCGGCGCGATCCAGATCTCATTCATCAGGCCTGACTACGATCCGGGGCCGGTGGCGGTAGTGTGGGACCCGATCGGCGGCGTGTACTACACGGTCTGCCCGTACGTGGCGGGCTCGCTGCGCGTCTTCGTCGGTGGCATCGAACTCGGCGGCGGCGCGGTGCAGGGCTTCGGGGCACTCGCCGCGGGGGCGGCGGGCGTCATCAACGTGGCCAAGGCCCAGTTGGGCAAGGGCTACGTGCTCGGCACGGAAGGCCCGAACACGTTCGACTGCTCCGGCCTGGTCTACTACTGCTTCGCCCAGACCGGCCAGCTCGCGCTGGTCGGCGGCTCACGGCGACTGGCGAAGGGCTACCGCAACTGGTTCCAGGCGCAGAGTCGCTACACCACCAGCCGCGCGGTCGGCATGGTGCCGGGCAACCTCGTCATCTACGGTGACGGCGATCACATCGCCATCTACATCGGTGACGGCAGGTGCATCAGCGCGCTGAACCCGACGCAGGGCGTGATGATCCATGGCCTCGACTCGCTGACGCACACGGTCGACGGCTTCTGTGTACCGGAGTGGGGCGGCACACCGACCGATGTTGCCGACTACGGCACGGGGGCTGAGGATCCGCCCACGGCCAGCGAGCTGTCGTCGGGCGTCGACTTCGTCGAGGTCGACCCTGATGCGGGCACTTTCCGTTTGATCAATGACTCGGCTGGCGACCTGACTGAGCCCATCAGCGTGTCCTACACGCCGCAGGGCAACTGCAACAGCGACTCCAACAACGGCGGTGCGTTGTTGTCGGAGTTCTCGCCGATCTATCGACCGGCTGGCCAGCGCCAGTTGGGCTGGGGCACGGCCTACGATGGAGTCAACTGCGGTATGACCTCAGCCGCTATGGCGCTCGATCGGCACACGATGGGTGCCCACAGTGCCACCGTTGGATCACCAGTCGATAACCCACCGAACATGCGCGCCTATTCCGGCGTCACGCAGGTGCGCGGCACGAACATCGGCGAGGCTGCCAGCGCCTGGTACAACGGCTGGCGGCAGACCCTGACCTACCCGGGCTACACCAGCTTCGAGTACTTCGTGGCGCAGATCAACAGCGGGCGCGGCGCGATGGTCAGCGGCATCTACGGCACGCTGCCCTCGAACCTCAAGAAGCAAGCCAGCTTCGATGGGCCGCACTCCCTCTACATCAACGAGCAGTTGTCGGATGGCTCCTTCTGGGGCTTCGACCCGCTGTACCGTGAGCCACTGGTCTACCCGTACGCCACGCTCAAGACCTACATGGAGTCATTCACCGGCAGCGGCCACGT